GCAAAGCCCGTGTTTTTGTATTTCCAGGGCGGGTCGGCATAGATAACCTCGTATTTACCCCTTGGCAGTGGTATAGGTTCAGCTTTGGGTTGAGATAAACGTATTCTCCTCAGTACTTCCGAATGGGCCTTGTTTACCGAAATTTCACCTGATTTTAACTGCTCTTTCATTTCATCAGGTGCCTCTTTTTGAATAGTTTTAACCTTCGCAATGGTATCGTGCGAAACGCCTGCTATCCTGGCAAGCTCCTTCTTGGCGTCAATAGGAATGTAACTTTTGTCAGAAGTCTGACAAAGGTCAGTCCGTTTGCCTTGACGTTCTTTCGCCTTTTCCGCGATCAGCGGCCCAAGCTTCAAGGCAAGCTCCGCCCTTGTGTATGCGTTGATATTCCTTCTGCTGAACTGGTTTCGTATTATCCATGCCTTGGCGGCGTCACGATCAGGAAAATTATAAGATATTGTTTTATAAGGGATATTATGTTCTTCACAGATTTCGTGCCTGTTATGGCCGTCGATTATGGTTTTCTTCCATAAAACGATAGCATCCCTGCATCCATCGGCAATGACATTCTCGTTCCGGCTCAATTCCTGAGCGTAATGACTTTCCTTTTTGTCTATGCCGGGAGGTAATTCTTTCCGCTTCATAGTTCCTTTACCGGAACTATGAAAGTCGGGTATATTCTCCAGCATTTCTCCCAGTTTCGCCTCAGCGTAAAGCAGCTGCTCCGCCAAGTCCTGAGTGTCTGCCAGTGCCGCTTCTTTAGCGGCCATACTATCTTCGAGCTTGTTTATGGTGCTTATTGCCTTAATTTGAGCATGAACCTTTGCTTTGCCGATAAGTATCCAACGCCGTAAATCCTGCGGTTTTACTGGTAACGGGGAAGTTCATATACATCAACATCGATGGACCTGACACAATAGGTTTTTTATAGTTATTTATAGGTTGAATACATGCGGATAAGTTTTTATACGAACCTGCTGAATACCCTTTAATCCTCGTAAAAGCAGCGGTTTTGCCTGTTACGGATTGAATTTTAAGTATCAATAGGTGGGGTATTCAGTGCGATTATGTTACTCCGTAAATCTATCCGCATTTTGCGGTCGCATTTTGCGGTTGTTTTTCCGCTACAGACCCGAAGAGAATGGCGAAAGAAACAAGCGAAGAAACCTGAGCGATAGCAGCATAAAAACCTTGTTTTTTTGAAGAAAACCGGCTTTTAGCGGGTCTGGACAGGCAAAAAAAGAGACCCGAAAATTCAGGCCGAATTCGCCTTGCTGCCATAACCTCATTTTCTTGCTATTTATTCATTACTGACTGCGGTTTTTCTTACGGTCTGCAGTTCAGCGGTTATCGCGGTCAGCTGCTTTGATAATTCGCTGATCCGGTCTGCCTGTGTGATGATGGTCGCGGTTAAGTCCTGCTGAATATCCCCTGCTTTGGTCTGTGCTGCGGACATCTGTTTTCGTGCCTGATCCAGTTCCGTCTCCAGGGCTGTTATTCTCTGCCTGGTCTGTGCTGCTGCTGTTTGCTCTGATACCAAGTCGCCGCGTATATCTACCGTCTGCCTGTGTGCCTGGTCCAGCTGCTCGATGGTGATCTGTCTGCTCATATAGAACCATCCGGCAGCTGACACCCCTGCTGCTATCGATACCACCAGTAAGACAATTAGGACAATGGCTGACTTTTTCCAGGTTTGTCCTACTCTGGCTTTAACGGTCAATGCGCCCAGTTCAAACCAGCGGTTATCGTCTAACCTTGCCAGCTGTCCTAATCGCCTGTCCGAATCTGTCTGATTTTTTGTCCCGTCTGTCAAAATCGGGCTTTGTGCTATCGGCATATCGATTATCATTGTCTTACCGCCCTGCCGGATTGACTGAACTTTACCCTGCCGAACGTACCTGTCCGCTGTCCGCCTGCTGATATTGTTCCTGGCTGCATACTCCGCTATCGGTATCAGCGGTTTATGGTCTGTCTCGATTGTCGCGGTTTCCATGTCTTAACCTTTCCAAGCTGTCTAAACCTTTTCTCTGCTTATCGGTCTTTGGGGGTTATTTTCTTTAGGTTAGGGGGGTAAGGGCATAGTAAAAAGCTGTAACCTGGAGAAATTAGGACCGCTAATCCAGAAAGCTCTTTTTTTTCACTAAATTCATTTAATTCGTATCCCCTGAATAAATAAGGGGTTATGCTACTGTTTCATTTCCGAATAAATTATTATTCCTCTGGCCCAGCTGCTCTCTTAATTTAAGACGTTTCCGGTATATGGTCGATCTATTTACCCCTGTCTGTTCTGCTATCCGTGAATTACTCTCACCCTTGCGGATCAAGGTCTCAATTAGGTTTTCCCGCTCTGTCCTGTCTGCGGTCTGCTGCAGCTGCTCCGCTCTTTTCCTGGCTTTCTTTTCCTGATCCATTTGTTCCGGTAACACCATCTCAAAGTTATTCGCGATAGCTTCTTCCTCTGTTACCCCGAAAGCGTTGGCAAGTTTGCGGTTTGACCAGGGCCGAAAATCCCGCTTGCCTGTCGGTGGTTTGAGCTGCAGCTGAACCTCTCGCGGTGATAGCGGTGGTCTGAACGTTCTGGCCATTTCGATACATTCCTGTAGGGCCTTGTCTGTCTGCCGTCCATACTCTGGACAGTTCTTTTCCGTCTGCGATCTTAATGCTGCTAATAAACAGCTGTGATATGCCCAGATAGCTATCTTGCGTGATGGTTGAGACTTCGCAAAACCCCCTCGATAATTATTGAGCTTTTGAATTTCTCTGACGCGTTTCCACCAGGGAGCTGCAGCTGCTTTACTTGCCCCGCGCTCGCTCTTAGGCTTTGCCTGTGGGCGTGACTCCGGTATCTGGTCGATATATAACTGCAGCTGCTTCTGGAGCGTGTTTAAGGACAATAAGGGTAAATTTCCTATATCGCTTGAGCTGATTGAAATATATATAACTTCGTTGCCAGTCTTATAGTCAATCGTTCCGGCTCCCTTGTACCACTTTGCCAGGGTTGCAGCTGCTCCCAGATCTGGATTTAAATGTTTGAGCTTGCGTGAAAGTGCTGTCGATACCATTTCCCAGATATGCCGGTTTTTTTTTGTCGCCAGCGGTGGAGCTTCGCTGTCATCTTCTCTCAATAACCATAGCACATAAGAACCGCGTCCGCTGTATGCCAATAATGCCGGCATAGGTATCTCTCCGGCCAGGCTCATACGGATTACCTCACCGACTGCAGCTGTCGGATTATCTCTCCAGCGGTCATCGGTATCCTCCTGCCAAACATCCAGGTCCGCTACTATCGCGCACATTTCCTCAATGTATTTATCGCTCGCACTAAACCAGGACGTTTTCGCATACTTCCCGATACTGGTTTCCCTCGCGTTATTAAACTTCGCTGTCTCGCTGAACGTGTGGTTGATATAAACCTGGGTATTTTCTATCTGATAATTCAAGAGTTCTGGTATCCATTGCTGCAGTTCCTTCACTGGTATCAAGGACAATGCGCGTGGGCCAAACTCTTTTTTACGGTTATCTCTCCAGCTGCCGAAAGCTATATGGTTTATCTGTCTGCTCCTGCCGAATATCATCTGGAATAATCTTAGCGGAGCTATCGCGTTTTGTGGTTTCGGCTGTCTCCGTATAACCACTGCCGGCCCTGGTATCGGTATCGGTGCGATCTGTTTCCGCTTCGCCGGCGGTTGAACCGGTTGTATATTCTCAACTACCGTCTTAACCTTGTATAACCCCGTCTGTAAATCGTAAAGAGGGGGATAGAAATGCGTCAGCGGGCGTCCGCCCGGCGCTCGTCCTGCATAATATTCGAGTACTTCTGTCGCTCGCATATTTATCCCTGGTTAAGTTTATGCAACCTTGTTAAATACTCTGTTACCGACAAACCGAATTTCTTTGCTGCCTGCTTAATCTCTGTCCTGTCCGCTTCGGTGACTCTCATTGTCAGCATCTTGCGTTTTACAAGTGCCTGGTCCAGTCGGTCAGCTGGTATCTTTTTCATCGTTGCTGCTAACCTGTTTAACTTTTTATCTTTTAAGTTCTGTTTCATCGTGTTCCTGTTTTATGCTTAATAAATGTCCTGTTGATAATGCCGAAAATCCTATTAGTCGGGAATCCTCGTCCGGTGGAGTGAAGGTTGGGTAGCCAATAATTTTCATCTTCCCGATTTTCTTCTGTTACACTCTTTGCATAACATCTGACAATTTTCTTCCGTTGTTTTTCCGCCTTTGTGCCAAGGTGTGATATGGTCGGCTTCCATTTCAGATATTTCAAAATGTTTTTTGCATAAGGGGCACTTACCTTTTTGTTTTTCATAGACCTAATACTCGCTCAAGAAAGTTTATAGCGTTGCATTTATTTATAGTAGTTTCTGGAGAAAGAATGAGCTGGCCAATAGTGCTTCCCTCAAACTGACTAACTCCTCTGGAATTTCTTCCTGCCCAATGCTTTAGAAGTAGAGTAGATTCTAACAATTTCTCTTGAAACATTGATACCAATGCAGTATTTACAATCTTTGTCGGGTCAATTCCCACAAAGTAAAACATAAATACCGATCTGTCGAAAGCCAAAAATTCTAATACCTTGTCGAGGTTATATGCCTTTGGATTCGAATTGAGTACCATAATTTTGGTTTTGACATCCGTTTCCGTAAGGTATTGCTCAAATTCTCTTGAGTAGTCTCCGAGTGTATTTTCGGTTTTAAATGGTGGAATGCCCTTACTGTTTTTTTGTAGTGCATTAATTATTTCCTGTCGTAACTGCTCATCTTCTCCGGCAATTAAATACTCGATTATTCGCCCACGAACATTCACATTTTCAATTAGCGCCGCAAGTAAAATCTCATTTTTATACTGTTCTACTTTGGCATCTAAATCTGCCGTAAGTGCTTTTACATCTTGAGAATTGACGAAACTAATAGCCCTTTCTGGTGCAAGTAATATACAGCGTTTCTGATCGCTAGAGGGCTCAAACTTATTACCAGACGGAGTAATATCATTGGTTGCTTCCACTAGTCGTATGAGATTGCCTTCAAAGCCTATTCCGGTATGAATGTTAAATAATCTTTCAAAATTCACTGGTCTATTTGCTATGCCCACGAACTCACGTATAATGTCTGACCCATTAAAGCTACCACGGATGTTATTTATACGAAGTTCTTGAGAACTATGACTTATTTTCTTTAGAAACGTCGTGTTAGCAAGATATGTGTAGTTATAGTGAGGTGTCACTAAGCATACAATAAAAGGTCTATCGTCAACTTTTTGTAATTTGGATAGTGAGAGAACTGTATTTGAAAAGCTTTCTTTGGCAGATGAGCTAAATCTGACAGCAAAATCTTCACAGTAATAAACGGATCTGTCTTTGACCAAGCAAAATTCTTTTGCGACTAATTTTGCAAGTTTCGATTTGTCGTTTATCCCATTGTATTGACTAATAAGGTCAATGAATTTATTGATTTTGTCATTCATTAAAAAGTCCTGCAGTTGCGAAGTCGTGATTTTTGTTTAGCCCTTTTTGTTTCTTTTGATCTACTAAGCTATTTCGCTCCCAAAAACAGCCATCATGATAGCCTTGGATTCTTTTGTCTGTGTTGGCATGCTCAAGTCTCTTTGCAGCCATCGCACAGTATTCAGGTTCACGTTCAACGCCCGAAAATCGCCGGTCCAATTTCTTGGCAACAACACAGGTAGTACCGGAACCAAAGAAAGGGTCAAACACGAAATCATTAGGCTTGGAGCTAGCCAGAATAAGTTTGGCAATCTGCTTTTCTGACTTTTGTGTCGGATGGTCTGTGTTCTCTGGCATAGACCAAAAAGGAATTGATATATCAGTCCAAAAATTAGATGGGTGGGTTAATCGAAAATTACCATTTGCTGTTTCTTCCCAATCCTTTGGTTTACCTGAAGAATGACGGTATGGCGCAATAACTTTCCTCTTAAGTTTTACAGCTTCAACATCAAAGTAATACTCATTTGAAATGGTACAAAACCAAATGTCTTCCGAGCAGTTTTTCCAATTTGTTTTAGCCCCTCTTCCCTTTTCACGTTCCCAAGTAATTCTGTTCCTTATGATAAAATTATTTTCAAGTACCGATTGAATAGATTTAGATGATTGCCAATCACAGCAAACATAGATAGAAGCGTTCTTTTTAAGACACCGCTTTAATTTTGGCATCCATGATTCTAGCCACTCTTCATATAATGGTGCCGATTTCTTTGAGAATTTGGTGGTTCCAAATTGTTTACTCAAATTATAGGGTGGGTCTATGATCATCAAGTCAATAAATTGATCCGGAAAAAAATTGATGCATGAGGATATATCTTGATGTATCAATTTATTCTCAATATCCCTTGTAGTGCACAGGGAATCAAGAGATAACATTTTCTTTAACAGAATATCTTGTTCTCCATCGTGGATAATAAGTGTTTTATTGCGTGGAGCTCTTTCTTTCATACCGTTCCTTTCTTTGTCGTGACAGTTACTGTGTTTCTCCACCCCATAAGAACTAGCTCGGCTATTACTAGGGGAGAGGCAATTTCTCTACCATGATGTTTCAATGCTGCAAATTTGTAATGTTCTAATAATTCATCAAAGATGGGCACAAGACTTTCAGGAAGTTTTTTTAGTGCTTCAATATATTTCGGGCTACCGGTACTCATAAAAATACTCCTTTTCTAAAACCAAAGAGTTCAATACATTCTTCACTGCGAAAATCACCGTCTCTTTTTAAGTGTTTAATGCCGATTTCTTTGGGGTCAGGTATTTTGTTGGCATTTTTATCGCCTTCGTATTCTAAATAGATGGCTTTTTCTGATTTATTTTGGCTGAATAAATCCATATCCTGATTTTTATAGCAGGTGGTAATCAGTTTCTTAAGTTTGAGTTTCTCGAAACTGTATGAAAAATAGTGGAAGAAGTTGCTTACCCTTGGGTCGTCACAGTTGCAAAGAACCACTTTGCCCTTAAAATGGCATTTGTAATGCTTCATCTCCCTTTCAATATCAGGAAGTTGAGTATAAAACTCGTCCTTTTTAGCATTCTTTGCTTTGTGGAGATTTTTATTTAATGTCTTTTTGCTCATATCATGCTATCCTCAAAACATCGCTAACCGTCTTCGCGGACCACAAACCGCCGCGCTTTGACTTAATGCCGCGGCTCTTGAGTTCCGCTGCTATCTCTCTTAACGTCAAACCATCTGATCTCAAGTCATTGATAATCTTAATCGCGGTCTGCTCTGTCTTGTTTTCAACAAACCGCGTTCCGTCTGCAGACAGATCATAACCGAACGGGGTTATCCTGGTATATTTTTTACCGCTGAGTTTCAAGTGCTGCAGGCTCGATCTTGTCCGTTCTGATACCAGATCGCGTTCAAACTCTGCCAGGACCGCTAACATCCGAAAGACCATCTTTCCGGCTGCTGACGTGGTATCGATCTTCTCTGTCAGGCTTACCAGGTCCGCGCCTGCTTTGTCTAACCGGTCGGAGATCGTCAGCGCGTCTCTGGTGCTTCTGGCAAGTCTGGACAATGAATAAACCACCAATGCGGACCGTTCTTTGCAGGCTGCCGAAAGTGCTGCCTGCAGTCCTGGACGGTTGAACTTAGAACCTGATAAACCTGCGTCTGTGAAAATATCGGTCAGCTGATAACCGTTGCCGGTTGCCCAGCTCTCAATTCGTGATCTCTGTGCGTCCAGGCTCACTCCGTCTGTAACCTGGCGTTCTGTCGATACCCGGATATATCCGATAGCTGTCATAATTCGATCTCCAATTAAACCGTTTACATTGTGTATCATACAGTATATACATCGGCTGCCAATAGGCAAATAAATAAATATTTCTGTTACCTAACGTCCGTCTGGTAACAGCTGGACGGCCTATCTGCAGCTGAACCTCTGATAATATCCTCTGTCCAGGACGGGTTTTCTGGCAGATACAGGGGGTATGGTAGGATTTAGGCTGGAAAGAAAGCGATAGAACTATCCGCTGACTGAAGTAATCAAAGTCAAAACTCAATAGACCTCAAATTGTAAAAAATGCTCGTTTTTTATTCTACAGCGGTCATAATTCGCTGAAAACATCCAACAAATTAGATGTTGCATTTATTACGTTATGGAGAGAAGGGGAATCCCCCCGCCCTGGATTGTGTTATCGTTCTTTCTTTAATGATTGTTTTTAAGCTAAAACAGCGGTCGTTCAATTTTGCCTCTTTCTCAAATACCAGGGATATCGAGATCCCGACAGCGGAGGGTGACCATACCTCTTAGAGCGTACAAATTGCAACACCTCTGTAAGCCCCTCGAATATACGCGACTATACGTGTTTTTCGTGGTCCTGGGCATAATTACACGTTTCACACAAGATAATCGATCCTGACGCGGTTTCGTGCGTTCTATGTGGCCCTGGTGGGCTTTGTTATCCGTTGTAAGGGTGAGGAAGCAAAGCCCGTGTTTTTGTATTTCCAGGGCGGGTCGGCATAGATAACCTCGTATTTACCCCTTGGCAGTGGTATAGGTTCAGCTTTGGGTTGAGATAAACGTATTCTCCTCAGTACTTCCGAATGGG